AGAATCTAACCAGATGAGTTCATCATCAATTTCAACAACACCCTTACCAATATTGGTAACGCTACCAAGATTAAGTGAGAGGCCAGAGGATGTTATATCCTGTGTAAGGTGCGTAGTACGATCTTGTCGCAAAGTATAACCTGCTAGATTGAGAAGGATCTCATCTACCATATTGGCATAGGTTGTTGTCATTTTAATCCTTTAAGGTTGATTATTACTTAGACTTCTTTGCTGCTGCTTTTGCTGCTTGTTCTCTTTTTTTCCAGTCTGGAGTAAAAGCCTCAGCGGCAATAGAGAAACCACCAAAACGTGGCTTTGTCTTTTGAGTTGCAACTTTTACTACTGGGCCTTTACCAGGCATCTTTGGAGCAGTTGTTGCTTTGACTCCGCTAAAGCGTGAATCTTTTGGCTTAGGTGCTGTTTTCTTAACTCCACTAAAACGAGAGTCTGTAGGCTTTTTAGGATCTGCCTTTTTAACTCCTGAGAAACGTGAGTCTGTTGGCTTAGGCGCTACTGGCTTAGCCTTTGCTGTAGCAGCAGATAGACGGCTAGCGCCATACATACGGCGGACACCTTCGATGAACTCTGCTTCGCCCTTAGTTCCCTTAGCCTGGAGTGAACCAGCGCGCTTGAGAGCCTTAGTCATACCTTGTGACTTAATAAAGTCAATCATGTCCTGCTTTACTTTAACTGCCATTTTACCACTTAACCTTGTCTGCCCAATATGCGGCACTCATTTTACCTTTTGATATATTACTTGCGTGACGTGCTTTGAAGGACTTCCGTCGTGCAGCATAAGATGCTGACTCGCCCTTCTTCTCAGGAGAACCTGATACGCCTTGTTGACCAAAGCGAATAGTCTTAACCTGAGTTCCTACTTTTGCAACCACCACATGTGATTTCTTTGGGTGGTTAGGAGTACGCTTAGGCTTGTTATAGCCTGATACCCCAGCACGGGTTAAGCGTGAATCTTTCATTTCTTTTTCCTTTTTGCTGCGGCATTATCAACCAGATTAGGATATGGTCGACCTGCTGCTTTTGCCCTAGCCTTGGCTCTAGCCTTCTGGGCTGGAGTTAAAGGAGTTGATTTTTTCTTGGGATTAGCAGTTTCCCAAAAGGCTTTCTTCTTCATTAGTTGACGCGCTTACCAGTTTTGTCGCTGTAACGCTTACCAACAAGTGCTCCACCAAGTTGTCCAAGTGCGCTCTTGTAAGAGTTTTGACCTGATCTGCTACTTGGCTTGCCTGACTTATTAGTTGAATTAAGTGCAGCAGTTTTCCACTGACCAAGTTCTTTTTGAAGGTTATCTAAATAGGATACTTTCTTAGGCATAATTACATACCACCAAACAAGCCGCGCTTAGCAGGCTTCTTCTTGGCTGACTTCTTAGCGACCTTCTTCTTAGTGCCGTATTCCATCATTCTTTCCTTCTTGCCTTCAGACATTTCGTGCTTTTTCTTAGCAGCCTTTGACTTGTACTTCTCACCCATAGCAGACATAATTACATGCCCTTCTTGCGGTTCATAGTTTTCTTAGCCTTCTTGACTACCATCTTCTTGCCAGACTTCTTGGCTTCCATCTTTGCTGCTTTCATACCCTTAGCGGTATAAGCGAATTCTTTCATTCCTACTTTTGGCATTATACGAGTCCTACTTCCTTGAGTTTAGATACGGTTTTATTCTGGATTAAGTTTGTGCTGGGCATGTGATTGGAATCGTATGCTGCACCCATAGCATCAGAAGCCCTACGAGCCTCGTTAATCTGCTTCATGCTTGTCCCTGCTGGTTGGATGCCCTGTGATCTTGCCTCTCGGTAAGCGTTCAGTTCACCTTCCCATTTTTTATTGGTCATAGACTTTTGATTACTGGCGTCTCCAGTGGATAGTTGCAATCCTGCTGCTTTGCAGCCGAAGCACACATCTGGGCCACCACACTTGCTATGGTCAATAAAAACATCTTTTACTCTAAATGGAACTGGAGAAGTTTCCTCGCAGTTGGTACATCCATACTTTACAGCCTTGAAATCGTGCGTATCAGTGAATCCCCATTCAAGCACCTTGCTGATATGTTCACACATTTATATCGTCTCCACCGTGTATCCTGCAGCCTCTAGGCTTGCTTTTTCCCCTGGACTAACTTCATACGAGTATCCACCGATATAAGCAACTTCTGCTTCGGCAATCTCCTCTGACGAAGGTGAGCGATATTCGTAATACTCACCTGCTACCTTTAGGACTGAGACGCCCCTAGTAAGCCTGTAGCGGCTAAATAGACGACCCTCAGCAGCAGGGCCTTCGCTTATTGTAGGTGTTGTAAATCTATATGCCATTTAGCCTCCTAAGCCGTTTTACTGATAGGTAGGGGTTTCCCCCTACCCACCCGTCTAATTACTTAGATACGAACTGACGATGCAGTTTCGATACGGTATAGTGCTTCCTGACGGAAGATAGACCAGTTAAGGATACCGTGCCAGCCGACTGGGCGGAAACGGTTCAACTTGTCTACAACGTTACCAAACTCAATGCCTGGTTCCTTCCATACTGCTTCAGCAAGTGCTTGCTGTCCGAGTACGTAAGTGTTGTAAACGCGAGCCTTTGGAGTTACTGTAAGTGTGTTTGTTCCAACAGTACCTGAGTTAGCAACAGACACAGTGAATGTTGTGTTTGTAGCGCCAACTGAGATTGCTGTAATCAAAGCACCAGTACCTACGTTTGTACCGCCGATAGCGTCGCCAACCTCAGCAAGACCACCGAATGCGCCATTGGCTGCAACGATTGTGAACTCGCCTGAGACACCTGATACTGCAGGAGCAGTAGCAAGTGCTGTTAGAGCCTTACCTGAGATAGTGTTGGTCATGCGTGGTGTCTCGATGAAACGGACACCTTCCCATGCGCCGAGTTCTCCAGCAAGGAGTGCTCCTGCGTTCTGGTACTCATGTGGTGTACGCCAGATGTTGTTTCCTGTCTCTGTGCGGAGATCGTGTGAAACTTCTGGGTGGATGTATGAAACATACATTCCGCCACGGGTTAGAACGTTTCCAGCGCGCAACTTTGTTACTGCGTAACGTACGTCGCGTCCCTTGAAAGTATCTGTTGTATCGATTGTTGACTTAGCAGCAGTTGTTGAAAGTGCTCCGCCTGATTCACGGATAACGTTTGTACCAGCATCAAGAGTTGATGCGATACCGTTATCTAGTGTTGTTGCCATGTTGAACGCAACTGCGTTAGCAATCCATGGATCAACATCTGATAGAGACATAAGTGCCAACTTGCGTGTAGGAAGTACTACGCGACCAAGTTCAACCTGTGAAACATCGAGTGTTGTGGTTGCTGGCATTGCTACTGCGTCTGGGTCTACAGTTTCAGCGAGTGTTGCACCAGCAATTGTGGTGTCAGCAATATCGTTGTAGAACTGGAAACGGATTGAAGAACCGTCGTGGGTTGGGTTTCCGACCTTCTTGTCCGCGATAGCGCGGAACTGTGGTGTTGTACGCAAGTTCATTTCGATCAACTTGTCGTACGCCATAGTTACAAGATTGGAACCTAAACCAGAGGTTGAGGTTGAAAAGACATCTGCCATTTGGAGATATCCCCTTTCTAGTTAGTGTGCGGTTTTCTACTGACCGCTGAGAATGGATAAAACTTCATCTTCTGATTGTGCATTCGCTATGCGATTTGCAAGGTCATCTGATGCTGCAGGCGCTTCTGCTCCAGTTAATGCGCTGTTCATTCTTTGCATGCTTTGGATATCCTGTTGGCTAATTGCTTGCTTTTCTTCGGTTTTAATTCCGAATACATCAGCATAGTTATCTAGCCATTGATTAATTGCTTCTTCCGAAGCATCGATATCTTGTGGAACGAACGAAGCGATCTTTGGATTCACGCCTTTGGATGCAAAAGCATCCTTGATAATCCGCTCACGCTGGGACTTACTGAGTTCTCCGAGACTGCCTTCTAGTTCTCTATTACGCTTCTGTGCCTGCTTGAGGTCTTTGCGTAGTTTTCGAACCAAGTCAGTATCTGATTCAAATGATGGCGTAAAGTCATCATCGTCATCTTCTTCAGTTTCCCAGTTGATGTTGTCGCGGTTGTTGCTCATAGCAACCTCTCCCTTAGTTAGTAGTTGTCGTACGCCTCAATATAAATGGGGGTCTATATTGGCTCGCACTCTCGGTCTTGCACACCACATGGGGCCGATGGATCCAGTGGGATTCTAATTTAGAGCAGTCCTGCTGTGCTCGTTCCGCCTAGTGAACCACCTGATATACGGTTGGCTCCTATTGTTCCTGACTTGCGCTGGAAGGCTAGTTGTTCTTCCTCAACGCGTCGTCTCAAAAGTTCTGATGCAGTGCCGCTAAATTGCTCGGCTTCTAACTGCTTCTGTAGGTCAGCGCGTAATTGTGACTCTGGCATAGATCCCATGCCTGTACGCTTTCCATAAATCTGTTCAAGTTTAACTAGCGGATTAAGTTGCTGTCCGATTGCTTCGTATCCTTGAGCAGCAACGCCAGTTA